TCAAGTCCGACAACAAAGCCCCAAAATCTGCTAAAACAGAACCAACAGAGGAGAACCAGTAATGGCAACTAGCACATATCTTTCAAACCCAACCGTGACGGTGAACAGTGTGGCCCTAACCGGCTTTGCTACAGCTGCAACCTTGACTCGTACCAATACGGCCCAGGACACCACAGTTTTTGGCAATACAGCTCGCGTGTATTCAGCCACAATCGAAGACAACGAATTGACCGTCAGCCTGTACATGACCTACGGCGCATCAGAAACATACGCAACGCTTGCAACACTTGTCGGCACAGCCACCACAGTGGTAGTCAAGCCAACATCGTCAGCAACTGGCGCAACCAACCCTGCGTTCACTTTGACCAACACGTACCTTGAAACACTGCCAGTGTTGAATGCAACTTTGGGCGAAATCAGTTCTATCGACATCACATTCCGTGGTGGAACCTACACCGCAGCCGTCGCTTAGTCTCAACCAAAAAGGAAACCCGACATGAGAATCAAACTGAATGTTGAAACCGTAGATGGCTCATACACGGTCACCACAACCATGGCATCCATCGTTGCATTTGAACGAAAATACAAAATCGGTGCTGGCCAATTGGCTGGCGACATCCACATTGAATGGCTTGCGTACCTGGCATACGAATCGGCAAAGCGTGCCGGCATTACCGTGCCAATCGTTTTTGACGACTACCTAGACCAGGTAATCAACATTGAACCCGAAGACGCAGGTCCCGAAAACCCTACGGTCGCGGTACCTACCGCAGAGCCTTAGCCGAACTACTGGTTGCCGTTCATTGGTGGCCACCCGATGTACCATTTGACACTGACGATCTGGAAACGGTCGCCAGGGTATTGAAGGAACAATCAAAGTGAGCATTAGCGCAGGCGTAACAGTGACAGGCACAAAAGAAGTGTTGCTTGCCTTACGCCAAATTGACCCTGAAATGCGCAAACAATTTGACCGTGACGCAAAACAAATTGCAGCACCAATTGTCAATGCCGCACAAAGCGATTATCCCGAAAAATATCTGTCTGGTATGGCCCGCAACTGGTCGCAACGTGGCCGTCAATTATTCCCCTACACCCAAAACGCAGCGCGTCGTGGTGTCAGCGTCAAAGTATCAACCGCAAAGAAAAATCAATCGGTCATCAGGGTCACCCAAAGAAATCCAGCTGCATCAATTATTGAAGTTGCTGGATCAGCCAGGCGCAATCCTAAAGGCGACGCATTCAATGCAAACCTTGCAGCAAAAGCAGGCCAGCCGTCCCGCGTCATGTGGCCATCAGCTGACCGGCATCTGCCACAGGTGACCGCAGCCATTGAAGACCTAGTGCGCACCGTGGCAGCCACAATCAACAGATCGAGAGCGTTGCGCTAATGGCAATCAACATTCCAATCATTTCCGATTTTGACAACAAAGGAATCAAAAAAGCCGAAAAAGCATTTGACGAAATTGGCAGGGCTGGAAGCAAAGTCAGCACTTCACTAAAAAATGCGTTTATACCAGTAGGCATCGCACTAGGCGGTCTGGCCGTTGCCGGCGCAAACTTTGCGATGGCTGCCGCAGAGGATCAGAAATCGGCTGCTTTGCTTGCACGACAATTGAAGGTCACCACCAAAGCAACTGATGCCCAGGTCAAGGCTACGGAAGATTTTATTTTGCAAATGTCTTTGGCTAACGGTGTGGCCGACGACGAACTTAGGCCGTCGCTTTCCAAGTTGGTCAGGGGTACTAAGGACGTTACCAAAGCACAGAAATTGCTTGCATTATCGCTTGACATTTCTAAGGGCAGTGGCAAAAGTTTGAGCCAAGTTACCGACAGTATTTCTAAGGCCCTGGGTGGGAACATGGGCGCGCTGGCGCGTCTGTCACCCGAAGTCAAGCAAATGGTCAAAGACCAAAAGAGTCTTGATGAGATTTTGCAAGCATTGGGCAAAACCTACAAGGGCAGTGCTAGTACCGCAGCCGACACGTTTCAGGGCCGTATGGACCGTCTCAAAGTGGCTATCAACGAAACCAAAGAGTCAATCGGCTATGCCTTATTACCAATTTTTGAAAAAATGGTCACTTTCATTCAGACTCGCATTTTGCCTGTCATTCAAAAGTTTGTTGACTCAATCGGTAGGCAGGGCCTAGCCAAAACACTCAAAGACACCAGTAGTGAAATCTTCAACTGGTACCGAGAAGCAGACGGTGCCACAGGTGCCACGCTCGACTTTGCAGCTGCCGTTGTCACTCTTGGCGTCGCATTCAAAGGGCTTGCAATTCTGTCAGGCATTGCATCAACCATTTCTGCCATAAGCACCGCCATAGGTGGTCTGGGCACCGTGTCAGCCGGTCTAGGCGCAGCAGGTCTAGCAACACTTGCCACAGCACTTGGCCTAGTTGTACTCAACCTGACAGCTGTGTTTGGTTTGCTACGCAGCAAAGAAGACTTTGCCTACATCAAAGCAGCCGTACTTGACTTCACATCAACAATTGCAAACGCTTTCATCCTCATGGGCAACGCAATCATTGACGCCGGCAACTTGCTGATCAAACTTGGAAACCTTGCTTTGCCTGGCAACCCATTTGCAGAAATGGCAAACCTTGACTATTTCAGCGTGAACCGCACAATGGGCATTCAGAATCGCGCACCAACAGTTGCAAACCCATCAAACTATAAAGACGTAGGCGTGCCATCAGTGACAGTCAATACTGGCGTTGGTGATCCAGTAGCCATCGGCCGTGAAGTACAACGCGTCTTGAACCAATACAACAGCCGCCTAGGAAGTCAAGTCGGATAATGGCACAACCAACACCCAAGGTTTATCTAGCAATCAACCAAAGCCCCTACCTGGCATCGCCAACATGGACAGAAATCACTTCCTATGTCATGTCAGCCGACACCTACCGCGGCCGCGACAACGACTGGCAAGACACGCAATCAGGCACTGCAAGCATCACCCTCAACAACAACACCCGCATATGGGACCCCGCCTACACCGCCGGCACCTACTACGGCCAACTAATTCCCCGAATGCAAATCAAAATCACCGGCACAATCAGCGCAACCGAATATGACGTGTTTCGCGGATACATCAGCGGATGGCCAGTCCAATACGACAACGCTGGCGCAACGGCAACCGTCACTCTTTCTTGCTACGACGCATTAGGTCTGTTAGCTCAGGATCAGCTACCGGCAGACTGGTCCGCAGATTACATATTGAGCAAAAGCCCTGTGCATTTCTACAAATGCAACGACCGTAACAACTCGCCCACTATTGCTGATTACGGCAGCGCATTGGAACCTTTATCGCAAACAACAGTTCCTGGTTTCAGACCACTTACGTCAAGTCAACAATTAGAGTTTGGTTTGCAATCGGTCAGCGCAGATTTGACGAACTCGGTCTATGTCAAATACAACACAGGCAATACACCTACAACCGGTGATGCCACAATTGCATTTTTTGGTGCGTTTTCAAACTCATCTGCCACTGAAAGCGTGTTTGGCATTTCAAGTGTCACCGCAAGTTCCAATATTGCTATCTATCCAAACACGCCAAATCAGGGCAATGTCTATGTCGAAGTGTACAACGATTCAGCAGCGACAGGATTTGCGTATTGCTTAGATGATGCAACCACATCCACACCTGCTTTTTACACGATCACCTACACGGCATCTACTGGTGCAATCAAAATCTTCATCAATGGTGTAGATAGAACGCAAACAACTGGCCCATATGCACCTAGTAACAGAACTGGCGTGAAATTGTTTCCCACAAGGGCAGTCACATTGACTGGTGCACAATTTCAATCTGTTTCTATGTATAACAAGATTTTGACAACTGCCGAGATTCAAGCCATCTATGACCTGTCACTTGCACTATTTTACGAAACGACAGCTGCACGTTACGCACGCATACTTGCAAACACGGCATTCCCCGTCGGCCTTGAATCCATTAGCGCAACCAGCACGGCCTATGCCTTGGGCATCACAGATGATTCACCAAACTTGACATCAGAATTGCAACTAAATAATCGCACCGAAGGCGGTTTGTGTTTTGTAAGCAAATCAGGGGTACTAACTACAAAAAGCCGATACGAACAATTTTCGTACGGGTACACGGATCAATTGCCGTTGACATCAACCACAAACACTGGATTTGACCCATCGATCAACATTTCGTTAGATGCAGACGAAATGGCAAACGATGTCGCAATTACCTGGACAAATAACAACGTAGATTCAATTACCAATGCGGCAAGCGTTACTGCTTACGGTCAAAAACAACAACCCTTTACTACTCAACTATCTACCTACGATGAAGCAATTGCGCTTGCAAACATGAAAGTCGGGCTAGGTCAATACCCAAGACCAAAACTTTCTGAACATCGCGTCAACCCTGCAAACAATTCAACTACTTGGGCAAACATTCTTGATATGGAATTGTACGAACGGTACTCACTTGCTGTGGCACCCAAGGTCGGCAACGCCACGACCTACACACTTTTGATGCAATCGGTCAGCCACCGTATTGAGCCTGGGCGTTGGGAATGCCGGTTCAAAGGATCAAACATCTATGCGTCGGCGTTTCGTCTTGACTTGTCATTACTCGATGGCCCCGACGTATTGTTGTACGCTCAATAGCCATGGCTACACCTACAAACCTACCTGCGTCTTTTACAAGCGCAGTTTTGACTTCAAGTCAGATGAACAACTTGCGTGGTGCGTTTCGCATTCTGCAAGTGGTGACTGCTTCAACAAGTACGGCTGCATCGTCATCTACCACGACCCTTGTTGATACTGGTCTAACTGCGACCATCACGCCACAGTCATCCAGTAGCAAAATCCTTGTGTACGTGGCACACCCACAATGTATAAAAACGACACCTAACGGTTTCACCTGTTTGAAATTGTCAATACTTAGAGGTGCGACAGTCATTCAAGATGTCGTAACAGTTGCTGGTTTTACTGGCACATCGTTAGACAATGTTTTTAGTGTTACTGGCGTTCACTTAGATAGCCCTGCAACCACTAGCGCAACAACATACAAAACACAGTTTGCTAGTGCTTTTGGTGCAGCGTCTGTATCTGTTCAATACGGCAGTGCAGGAACAAGCACCATTGTACTTATGGAGGTATCAGCGTGACAAGCCCATTCCCTATTGACCCAATAGTGCAACTATTACTAGATGCAGGTTTCACTACTGGTTGGGCAACCAAAGGTGACACACTAATTTTGTGGGAACACGACCAAGAGCCACCAGCACCACTTGTGAGGCCAAATGAAACGCCTAGCCCTGATTAGTTTGCTTGCAATCACACTTGCAGCTTGCGCAGATCAAACCCGCGTCAACTGTGAACGTACCCGCAACAAAGCACTAGAAATGGTTCCAACAACAATCCAAATAGGGGGAAGTCGCTGTGGCTAGGGAAAAACTAACCAATGAAGAAATCAAAGCACGCATTGTTTTCATCATCGCACTAGGTCTGGTCATCGTTTTTGTGGTGTCAATATTTGCGATGCTGTTCAATCTTCTATATGTAGTACAGCCTGTCGAGATGTCCGAAATGGACGCCGAAACCTGGAAGACTCTAAATCCTCTACTGATGACCCTCGGTGGTGCCCTGGTGGGCGTCGTCGCAGGTAATTCGCTCAAAGACAAACCAAAGGACCCACCAACACCATGATTAGCACCACATACACAGTTACCACTACAGCCGTCAAGATTTACGACAAAACAAACGCCAGTGAACGCATATATTTGCGCGCCACTGGTTCAGATGTTTTCGTCGGCGGGGCAAACGTATCTACCTCAAACGGCTTGAAACTTGACGCCAATGCCGTCGTTGAAATCTTCCTAGACGGCGCAGAAACCTTGTACGCCATTGTCAACACAGGCAGTCACACACTTGCCGTACTAGCCCCTAACCAGTCATGAAATACACCGGCTACGACAAGACCGCTGATCAGCGCATGAAAGGCACCGAACGCTTTGTCGAGCTGTGCGGTCGCCGTTGGGGCATGAAAAACCTTGGCACCCTAGTGGTGCGTCAAATGCGAAATGGCCAGGGCATGTCAGTACACGCCACAGGCCGTGCAGCCGACATCGGATTCAAAGACACACCCGAAGGCCACGCCGACGCTGTCGAAGCAATGCTGTGGTTTGTCAAGTACTACAAAGAACTAGGCATCGAAGAAGTACACGACTACGGCGGTCTAATCAATGGCACCTGGCAAGGTTGGCGATGCTCACGTAATGGCAAACCAGGCTGGAAAAAATGGACCGACACCGACAACGGCGGTTCAAAAAACGGTCGCTGGATCCATGTTGAACTTGCAAGCAAAACAAACGGTGGCCACGCCGAAGATGACGTTGCCTTGGAAGCAGCTTGGCGCGCACTACCAAAGCCCACCAAATAAATCGCGCGCGTTAGGACAGCGCAGCGCAGCCCCATCGACCAGGTTTCTAGCCTTTCTTTCCAGGTCGATGGGGCACACTCTCAAATGCTTGCAATGTTGTTTGCAATCGGT